AAGAAGTACACAGTGCTAAATTGGAATTCCTTACTGAGATCTTGGAAGGTACTTCAACGCCCACGCTTATTTTCTACCATTTTAAACATTCACTACAACGATTACGAATTCAATTCCCAGAGGCGGTGGTGTTGGACAATGACAACATCGAGGCGTGGCAAAGTGGTAAAATTCGTTTGCTCTTGGCCCATCCCCAAAGCTTCGGAATCGGGGTCAATCTTCAGTGCAACATTGGTGACACAGCACAAATCGTGTGGTGGGATTTACCGTGGTCTTCAGAAAACTACACGCAAGGGAACGCTAGGGTACACCGCCAAGGGCAAAAAGTCCCGGTTATCATACACCATTTAACCATAAAAAATACAATTGACGGCCGCGTTGTTGACGTCCTTGAAGGTAAAATAAATTTACAGGACGCGCTGATGAATGACCTAAAATTTGCATTAATATAAGCACGATGAAAAAAATAATTATATACAAACTAAAAGCCTCTAAGACACGGTTGTCCGACGAGGAAATTGACCCGATTGAGCAGGATGACCTGGACTCCCACCCCGAGATATTGACCGACGGTTGGTTTCCATGGGACCCCGAGGATATAGTTGACATCAAGCGATTAATTGAGCAAAGGCTTCCGGAAAAACAGCGCGAAATACTGGAGGCGTTTTTAGAAGGTAAGACATACAAAGAAATTGGAGTGAGTGAAAAGTACTGGCGATGGAATTTTACTAAGAGTATAGAATTTATTAAAAAGGAGCTAAAAATATAATGCACATTGTAATTGAACATGAAAAGGATGGACCCTGGCAACTCCAAGTTTTAGTGGACACGGATGAGATTGAAACAAAAGATTTTGAGCCAATCAAAAAGATTTTCTTTTGCGAGAATTTTGTGGAGGTTGAAATGGTTATTAATGAAATTAAAGGAGAGAGGTTGAAATGAAATATGATTGGGCACAAATTAAAGAAGATTTTGATAAAGAATATGAAAATTGGAAAAATGATTCGGTTAACAAGCCAAAACATTACACAGCCCACCCGAGTGGTGTCGAGTGTATCCAGATTACCGAGCACATGGGATTTAATCTTGGTAATGCCGTTAAGTATATATGGCGAGCAGACCTTAAAGATAATGCAATTGAAGACTTACAAAAAGCGGCTTGGTATATTAACCGAGAGATCATTAAACGAAGTAAATTTGGGGAGTGCGGCAAATGATGATAGAAATCGATAATGAGTTGGCTGATGATATAGTGAGGGGTTCTCTCATGCAGACTTATCTTAACCTGTCCGAAGACTTAAAAAAAATTAAAAACCTGGACGAAGACGACAGAGAGGCTTACAAAAATGTAGTCGCGGCGATTGAGGTCCTAGGTACGTGGTATTTTTATGACTTCCCCGGGAAGGTTAAAGAAGCAAAAGCAAAAAGGAAAAAGAAATGAACGAAAGAATTGATTTAGAGCAAGCCATAATGGCGGTGTGGTCAACTAACGAAGACTTAAAGTTGTTTGCCGAACATTACTACGACGGCCCCAAGGAAATGACGGTTGATGAAACGTTTAACCACATTGAGGGCATTCGTTGTATATTTGAATTGCGCATGAATAAACTGTGGGATATGTATGAGCGCAAGTTTGAACTTGACCGCTACTGCAAAGACCCCGAGGTGTTAGCAAGAAGGGAAGAGTTTTTAGGCGACGTAGCCAAGATGTTTAGTGAACCAAAGAAAGGTAAAAAGAAATGACTGAAGAAGTAAAAAACCCATTGAGCGATAAGGTAGTAGTACTGCAATTCACCATTGAGGGGGTTAACGACATCATTAACATGATGAACAAGCCACTACTAACTCCCACAATGGCTTGGGCAAACCTGATTGTAAACATGCAGGACCAGTGCGCCCCTCAAATTGAGGCGTTTAATCAAAGTTTAAAGGCTAAAGATGAGCGACCTACTAAATAAAATGATGGGTAAGGCGGATTTAAACACCAAGCTAGACCCCAAGCGCGCCGAGTTGGCCAGCGCCATTACCAAAACGTTTTTAAACAAGGTAATGCCTGACATTAAAAACACCCTGGCGCAGGTGGAGTCAATGAAGAAACCCGAGGGCGGAAAACCCGAATAGTTTGCATTAATAAATATAGGGTAGTAAAACTCGTCGGGAGACGCTTTGAGGCCCTACTAAATTCAAGGAGATATTATGGCAACTAAACCCGGCCTATACGCCAATATCGCAGCAAAGAAAGAAAGAATAGCAAACGGATCTGGTGAGAAGATGCGTAAGGCTGGGGAAAAAGGCGCCCCATCCGCTAAAGACTTTAAAGAATCGGCCAAGACAGCAAAGAAACCAAAAAAATAATGTCAGTTAAAAATCCATTTAAGTTTACCAAAGCGCACGCCGAGACGGTGTTAGAACTCGGTAAGCAAGGAGCATCCCAAAAAACCATGTACGCGGCCCTTGGCATCAGCAAGGCGACCGCCGCACGCCTCAAAAAAGAGGACCCGTTCTTTGCGGAGTCTATGGATTTGGCGACAGTTCACGGGCAATCATACTGGGAGTCACAACTCCTGGCAAACATCGAAAATAAGGCCTTTAACAGCCGCTTGGCTGAGATTGCGCTAAGGGGTCAATATCCCGATGATTACCGCGAGACACGCGAGCAGAAGATCGACGTGAAGGCGGACGTTAACATCGACTTTGCCGGCGCGGTCACTGATTTAATTAAGAAATTAAAGGCCGCCGCATAGCCGCCCTTAACTAGCAAAAAATAAATATTTAAAAAAGGGGCCTGAGGGTCCCTATTTTTTTGCATTAATATGTATACGATAAATAGATTAAAAAGGTAAAAATGACAGCACACGCCCTACTATCCGCGTCAGGATCTAAAAGATGGTTAACATGTACGCCAAGTGCCCGTCTTGAAGCAACCCTCCCCGAAATAAAACGATCAGCCAATGCATTTGACTTCTCAGGCGAGGGCACACTGGCCCATACCCTGGCCGAAATTCGTTTAAGATTTTACTTTAACCAAATAACCCAGGTAGATTATGACGATCAGTACGAAGAGATTAAGAACCATCAAATATACAAAAAGTATGACGCTAACGAACAAGAAGACTTTGAGGCAAACGTTGACAACTACGTGCTCTACGTACGCTCACAAATTGGTGAGGGCGACACGCCGTTGTTTGAGCAACGTGTGGACTTTTCTGATTGGGTTCCTGACGGATTTGGTACGGCCGATGTGGTTATACTTTCTGAGTACGCCATTCGCGTCATCGACCTCAAATTTGGAAAAGGGATACCCGTTTCCGCAACCGATAACCCCCAACTCAGACTCTACGCCCTCGGAGCCTATTCCAAGTTCAAGGAAGAGTTCCCCGACATCAAAGAGGTTAGCTACACCATCCATCAGCCCCGCCTTGACTCCATCAGCACCGACGGCACCACTGTTGCCAAACTCCTTGACTGGGCAAGCTACTTCGTCAAGCCCAAGGCCAAGAAAGCGTGGGCCGGCTCCGGTGAGTTCATCCCAGGAGAACATTGCGGATTCTGTCGCGCCAAAGCGCAGTGCCGCGCCCGCTCCGACTTCAACACGGAAATCGCCAAGCTCGAGTTCCGGTCGCCCGCGCTCCTCAACGACGAAGAAATCTCCGAGGTCCTCACCAAAGCCCAAGGCTTAAAATCCTGGGCGTCAGACGTGGAAGAGTACGCGCTTGACCGCGCAGTCCATCAAAACAAATTGCCAGCCGGCTATAAGTTAGGGACAACCAGTTCGCACCGTAAGATTGTTGACACAGAGTTGGCGGCAACGGTTTTAAAAGAACGTGGACTATCAGAAGATATAATCTGGGAGCCAAAGAAATTAAAATCCATTACAACGCTCGAGAAGCTGGCCCCAAAGGGTCAAATTGTCAGCTGGCTAGGTGACCTAGTACAAAAGCCGGAAGGCTCACCAAAGCTCGTTAAGGTAAAAGAAACTGCGGGGGATGATTTCAAATGAGCGTACGCGAAGAATTAGCAGAACAACACGGCGAAGACCTGTTGTTTTTGGACGAAGAGTTTTTTGACAAGGCCATCCTTGGCGTGGTTACACAGTTTAATAACACCGTGGTGTGCTATGACCAAAAGATGGTGATAGAGCTGCTCTGTATTGAAAATGAGATGAGTGAAGAAGACGCGCTCGATTATTTTTACTACAACACCATCGGCGCGTACATGGGCGAGAAGACGCCCGCATTTTTGGAGACACTATGAGCGCTTGGCTAATAGCGGTAATTGGTGTAACGTATTTTTTTATTGGGTGTGATCTTTTAAGGAAAGGAAACGTCGGCTTGGCAATTAGTTTTTTTGGCTACTCACTCGGCAACGTCGGGTTGTATATTGTCACAAAATAACAAAAATAAAAGGCATACTATGCGCTATCAAATGGAAAGTATTATAGTAGAGGTACCAATGCAGTTAGTTGATAAGTTTGTGGATGATTTTAAGGGCCTTGTCGGCGGTAAAGATAGGGACAGTGTATACTCATTAAGAAACGCGATTGATGACGTAATGGATTATGTGTACGAAGACCCTGGTATGTTAGAGGACCCAGAACTTAAAAATGATTATGTAAAGGCAATTGCAATGAAAGAATCTTTAATCAAACTTGGAATTTATTATGATGCATAAAATAAATTGTGAAAGTTTGCATTAATATATGGGTAGTAAGGTTAAGTTGTCGGTACCTTTAAATCCGACACAATCTAAAAAGGTAAAACGCTAAAATGGCAACTAAGTCTAATAAAATTAAGTTTGTAACTGGTAAAGTTCGTTTCTCATTCGCACATGTTTTTGAACCGGCTGAGACGCTTAACGGCACAATGAAGTACTCCGCAATGCTTTTAATTCCAAAGTCTGACAAGGAAACAATCGCACGATTCAACAAAGCCTTTGAGGAATGCAAGGCCACTAATGCAGCATATTTTGGTGGATCTGTTCCTAAGGTATTAAAAGGCGGACTTCGTGACGGTGCAACGGATCGTGAAGATAATACGTTCGCAGATTATTATTTTATTAATGCCTCGGGTAATGAAAGACCGGGCATTGTGGACGAGAATTTAAATCCAATTATTGACCCAGAGGAGTTTTATAGTGGTTGTTATGGCCGTGCGTCAATCACACTGTACCCGTACGATAAGAACGGCTCTAGGGGTATCGCGGCAGGATTAAACAACGTACAGAAGTTAGAAGATGGTGAGAAGTTTGGCGGTGTAAGTAGCGCAGCAGCAGATTTCGCAGTATAGTAGTACTCACGTAGTGAGCGGGCTGACTAGAAACTGGTCAGCCCTTTTTTATCAACTAATAACAATAAAGAGAAGCCATGAAGTTTTATGTATACAAACATGTTGACCCAATAACAAAAGAAATTGTTTATCTTGGAAAAGGTTGTAACGGAAGGGCTTGGGATGTAACAAGGTGCAGAACTCAAAATAAAGAACATCAAGATTGGATGTTATCCTTATGTGAAAAAGGTTATCTACCATCTGATTGGGTGGAAATTATAGACAGAAATTTAACTGAAAAAGAAGCTTTTAAAGAGGAAACAAAATGGTTTCATTTATATGGTCAACCAAAATTTAATAGAACAGCAGGAGAAAAAAACCACCAAGCAAAATTGACAGATAACCAAGCACAAGAAATTTTTATATTAACAAAAACAACTAAGCGAACACATAAAGACATTGCAACAGAATACAATGTAAGCAGAACTGCAATATCAATGATAGCTTCAAGAAAACAATGGAAGGCCGCCACAGCATGTCTAATTTAACACAATATCAAGAGTACATTTCAATGAGTCGCTATTCTAAATTTTTAGATAACGAAGGCAGACGTGAAACTTGGGAAGAAACTGTTCAAAGATATATAAACTATATATTTGATAGAACACCAGCAATTAAAAATAATATTGAATTGAAAGAGGAATTATGCAATGCAATAATAAAAATGGAATGCGTTCCTTCGATGAGGGCAGTAATGACCGCTGGAAAGGCAGCCGACCGTGATAACACCTGTATCTACAATTGCTCGTATCTACCAGTCGATGACACAAAGTCGTTCGACGAAGCTATGTTCATCCTGCTCTGCGGTACTGGCGTCGGATTCTCAGTCGAATCAAAATACATCTCTCAATTGCCCGAGGTGCCAGACAACCTTTACGCAAGCGAGCACGCTATTAGAGTGCACGACTCCAAGGAAGGATGGGCAAAAGCTCTCCGACTTATTATTGCACACCTATACGCAGGAGAGATCCCACGCTGGGACACTTCTGGGGTTAGACCTGCCGGAACAAGACTCAAAACATTTGGTGGAAGAGCTTCAGGGCCGAAACCATTAGAAGACCTGTTTGCATTTACCGTGGCAATGTTTAAGAACGCAAAGGGTCGTAAGTTAAACTCACTCGAGTGCCACGACTTAATGTGTAAAATCGGTGAGGTTGTGGTTGTGGGTGGCGTGCGTCGCTCGGCTATGATATCACTGTCAGACCTAGATGATGAAAGGATTCGACATGCTAAAGCTGGACCTTGGTGGGAAACAGCGCCTCATCGTGCGTTGGCTAATAACTCGGCAGTGTATTCAGAGACGCCTACTGTCGGCAAGTTTATGGAAGAGTGGCTCTCTCTGTATAACTCCCATAGCGGAGAGAGGGGAATTTTTAATCGCCAAGCAGCCCGTAAAACTGTGGAAAAGTACGGTCATCGTGATCCAAACTTCGAGTTCGGTACGAATCCATGTTCTGAAATTGTTTTGCGTCCCTACCAATTTTGTAATCTTACTGAGGTTGTAATTAGACATGACGACACAAGAGAAACTCTCCTGCGTAAAGTGCGGCTCGCATCTATCCTTGGCACCATCCAAGCCACTTTTACAAAGTTCCCCTATCTGCGGAAGGTGTGGCAGAGAAATACTGAAGATGAACGGCTTCTGGGTGTCTCCCTCACTGGTATTTACGACAACCCAAGAACCTGTACTCAAGGAGAGCAACTAAATGATTTACTTACCGAGCTTAGAGAGGAAGCTAGACGAACCAATGAAGAGTATGCAGAACTGCTTGGAATACCTAAGAGTGCTGCAATTACTTGCGTCAAGCCATCCGGAACCGTCAGTCAGCTTGTTGACAGCGCATCTGGAATACATCCAAGACATTCTAAATTCTACATCCGCAGAGTTAGAGGCTATTCAAAAGACCCTCTTACCCAATTCTTAATACAACAAGGCATACCAAATGAACCGTGCGTTTATAAACCAGAACAAACTACCGTTTTCTCCTTCCCACAAAGAGCACCTGACGGACTCACTCGAGAAGACGTTGATCCAATCTCACACCTCGAGTTATGGCTTACGTATCAGCGCGCTTGGTGCGAACATAAACCCTCGGTCACTATCTCGGTTGAAGAGAAAGACTGGCCTAGCGTGGGTGCTTGGACTTGGAACAACTTTTCGGAGATCAGCGGAGTCAGCTATCTTCCTTATGATGGTGGCACTTACCGTCAAGCGCCATATGAAGAGTGCACAGAAGACGAGTACCTGGCATTGAAGGCCAAGGTGCCAAACATTGATTGGACAGCATTCAAAGAATTAACCGATAACGTCGAAGGCGCCCAAATGCTTGCTTGCGTCGCCGGTGCCTGCGAGATTTAAACTATTTCACATGGTGGTATTTAGGGGCACTTCGGTGCCCCATTTTTTTGCATTAATATATGCATACCGATTTGTCGGGTTGCCTAAGGAGCACATATGATTTATAGCATTGACTTTGAGACACGTAGTATTATTGACCTAACCGACCGAGGGTTAGACGTATATGCCAACGACCCCAGCACAGAGGTGTTGTGCATTGCGTTTGGCACCCAACCCGACAATGTGCATGTCAGTCAAGTAAAAAAGGATCCCCTTTTATCTAAAATTAGTTTTGTCAATTTGTTAGAACATGTTGCCAAAGGTGGCAAGATACAAGGGTGGAATGTTATTTTTGAGTACGCCATCTGGAACTGTGTGTGCGTGCCGAAGTACGGCTGGCCGGTACTAAAACTGGAGCAGGTAATTGATTCCATGGCCATAGCCGCGGCCAATAACATACCCCAGTCTTTAGAAGACGCCGCACTGTTTTTAGACGCCGAATTTAAGAAGGACCCAACCGGCAAAAAATTAATCCAAAAGCTCTGTAAGCCATTGAAAACAAACGATGTTAACCGGCAAAATAACCGGCAATTTAATGAGGACCCAGAGCTACTTAGCCAG